CCGGGTGGAAAACCGAGGACATGCTGACATCGTTGGCCGGCGTCATGGACCTGGCAGCGGCATCGGGGGAGGATTTGGCAACCGTTTCGGACATCGTGACGGACGCCATGACGGCCTTCGGCATGTCGGCCAGCGGTTACACCGAGAACGGCATCGCCAACGCCACCCATTTCGCCGACGTGCTGGCCGTCGCGTCGTCCAGCGCCAACACCAACGTCGCCATGATGGGAGAGACCTTCAAGTATGTCGGCGCGGCATCCGGCGCCCTGGGGTATTCCATCGAGGACGTCGCCCTGGGCATCGGGCTCATGGCAAACAGCGGCATCAAGGCGTCCCAGGCAGGCACAGAGCTCAATTCCATTTTCACGCGGCTCGGCACCAACACCAACGGGGCCCGGGACGCCATCGAGGAAATGGGGATCAGCTTTTACACGTCCACCGGCGACGCCCGGGAGTTTGGCGACGTCCTCGGGGAGCTGCGCGCGGCCACCCGGAACATGACGCAGGAGCAAAAAATCAATTTTGCCAACACCGTCGCCGGGCAGAGGGCGCAGGCCGGCTTCCTGGCCATGTTGAACGCGACCGAGGAGGACTACGCCAAATTGACCGACGCCATCCAGGAGTGCGACGGCGCCGCGGAGGCCATGGCAGACGAAATGATGAACAACCTGCAGGGCTCCATGCAATATCTGTCATCGGCGGCCTACGGCGTGAAGATGACCCTCGGGTCACGGCTTTCGCCGTATTTGCGGGAGTTTGTCGACTGGCTCACGACCAAAATGCCCGACGTGGAGGCGGCAATCAACCGCGTCATGGACGTCGTGGACGAAAAGGTCGCGCAGCTCAAAAGCACCATCGCGGAATTTACCAGCAGCGACGAATGGGCCAACGCAGACGTCTGGGGAAAAATCGCCATCGCCTGGGACAAGATCGTCGCGGAGCCATTCTCCCAGTGGTGGGAAAGCAGCGGCAAGCCATGGCTGACCGAAAAGGTCGCAGCCTTCGGCGAAACCCTGGGCAGCGGGATCACCGCCGGCCTTTTGGCAATTTTGGGTTTTGACGAATCCGGCGCCATCGCGGACGGCATGACCATCGGCAAGAGCTTTTTGGACGGCTTCAAATCCGGCCTCGACATGGACAAGATCAGCGAGGCTTTCACCGAATGGGCCGGAGACCACAAGGGCGTCATCGCAGCGGCCGGCCTGGTAGCCGGCGGGAAGCTGTTAGGCGGCGCGGCCAAGGCATTCCAGGCGGCCAAGGGCCTGTTTGGGGGCACCTCGGGAGGCGGTGGAGGAGGCGGCCTCGGGTCGTTTGTGTCCACCATGACCGTCTCCGCCGGCACCGTCATCGTCAACGGCGGCATGGCATCCAACGCCGCCAACGCGGTCAGGACCGCAGCGTCCGGGGGCGGTTTACCGGCCCTGCCAGGCGCGGCCGGAGGCGGGCGGCTTGCCCTTCCGGGACCGGCTGGAGGAACAGCGGCGGCCGGCGGCCTGACATCGGCGGGTAGCTGGTTAGGCAAGCTCCTCACCATGGGGTCGTCGTCCAGCGTCGTCGGAGCCGACGGAACGCTCCTCGCAGTCCAGGGGGGCATCGGAGGCACCCTCGGCAGCGTCGGCGGGGCCCTGGGCTCTGGGGCGACCACGGCCGCAGGCGCGGCAGCAGCAGGAACGGCAGCCATCGGAGGCGGCCTGCTGGGCGGCGCCGGTATCATCAGCGGCCTTATTGACATATTCAAGGGCACCCAAACCACCGGCAAAGAGGCCCAGGACAATTACGTCACCGGCGGCACAAAGATCGGCATGGTGGGCGCCGGGGCGGCCGCAGGCGCGGCTATTGGCTCCGTTGTCCCCGTAGTCGGCACCGGCGTCGGGGCCTTTGTAGGCGCAGGCATTGGCGGCCTTGCGGCACTTTTTGGGGGCGACGGCATCGGGAAAATGTTGTCGGACGCCCTTGACGAAGGGGGCCTCCTCAACAACGCCGGCAAGGCCATCGGCGGCTTTTTCACAGAGACGCTCCCGAATTTTGTGACCAAATCCATCCCGGCAGCAATATCCAGCGCCGGGGAGGCCATCGGGGGCTTCGCGTCCAGCGTCGGGGAAATCGTCGGAGGATTTTTCACCGAGACGATCCCGACGTTTTTGACCGAACAAGTGCCCTATGCGGTCGGGTACGTCGTCGGCGCGGCGCAGGTATTTTTCACCGAGACTGTGCCCGGAGCCGTCGGAGACATGCTTCAGACCGTCGGCACATTCTTCACCGAAACCGTCCCGGCATGGGCCGAGGGAGTGGCGCAACGTGCCACCACCTTCTTCACCGAAACCGTGCCCGCAGCCGTGGGGAACCTCCTCCAGAACGTCGGGAACTTTTTCACCGAGACCCTGCCCACATGGGCGGAGGGCGTCGGCCAGCGTGCCGCTGTGTTCTTCGGTGAGACCGTCCCCACATTTTTCAGTGAGCTGTTCACCAATGTCGGCACGTTTTTCACCGAGACGATCCCGGAGTGGGCGACCGGCGCATTTGACGCAGCCGCCACGTTCTTCACTGAAGACGTCCCGCAATTTATCGGCGACCTGTGGGACAACGTCACCGGCTTCGTGACCGAAACGATCCCCGCATGGGGCAAGTCCATCGGCGACAAGGTATCAGGCTGGTGGGACAGCATATCCGGCTGGTTTGGTGACCTGTGGGACGGCATTTCCGGGGCCTTTTCCTCCGGCAAAGAGGCGGGCTCCGCAGCGGCAGGGAAGCACGCGGAGGGCGGCATCATGCACGCTCCGCACATGGCCCAGGTCGCAGAAGACGGCCCGGAGGCAATCATCCCCCTGGGCGCTTCGTCCCGTTCCCGCGGCATGGCCGTCTGGGAGGAGGCCGGGGACATCCTCGGCGTCAACAGCCCGGCCCCGGTCGGCAGCAACGACAACGGCCTGGGCGACATCATCCCGGAGGGCAACGGCGGCGCGTACAGCGGCCCACAGGGCGGGGGGAACGGCAAGGACGTCCCTGCATACCCCACGGGCACGCCGGGCACCAGAGGGCCCGCAGAGGGCCAGGGAGAGCCCGCCGTCACCGTGCCCGTCACCATCACCATCAACCCGGAAATCGTCATCCAGGCGGCGGCCCAGGGCATGAGCCCGGAGGACATCGTCGCCCTGCTGAAGGAGAAAATCCGGGACATGGTGGACGACATCAGCGACGAAATGGCCGAAAAGCTGGCCAGGATTTTCGCCAATATGCCAGTGAGAGGGGGCGCGTAACACATGGCGGAAATGGTATACATCACGGAATTGGACACCGGCACGCGGGTCGCGCTGCCCCTGCCCCCGGAATCCGTCAAATGCAAGGCCGAAACCAAATTTATCAGTTACAACATTATCAACGTGGGGGAGGTCAAGCTCCCCAACGGGGAGAAGCTGACGAAATTTTCATGGAGCGGCCGGCTGCCGGGGGAGAGCATGAAGCACATGCGAATGGTCAGCGCGGCAGACTGGCGGAGCCCCAAAGAAATCCAGTCGATTTTTTCGATTTGGAGAAACCGCGGGATGAAGCTCCGCCTGTTGGTCACGGGCACGACGATCAACCACGACGTCTACCTGGAAAATTACACCGTCGACAATTCCAGATTGGACACCGTGGAGTACAGCATCAGCTTCACCCACGCCAAGGACATCAAGGTCTACACCACCGCGGAGCTCAACATCCAGGAGGCCGCACAGGTGCCGCAGACCACCAACGACAGGGCGGCCTCTTCGGAGGCCGCCTCGGAGACCCCGCAGAAAACCACGTACACCGTCAAGCCGGGGGACAGCCTCTGGGCCATATCCAAAAAGCTCCTGGGGAGCGGGGCCCGGTACAGCGAACTGTATGAGGCCAACAAATCCATCATCGGGAGCAACCCGAATTTGATTTACCCCGGCCAGACATTCACCATCCCGGCATAAGGAGGGCGGCAGCATGATCGACATTGCAAAGCTGATATATCGGGAATACGCCCTTTTGCCCGACGGGAAGCGGCTCAACATCACCGGCGCCGTCACGGCGGCCGGGTGGAGCGAGGGGGAGGGAGAGATCAGCAAGCGGCTCTCCATGACGGTCGCAAACACGGCCTTCGGGGGGAAGCCGCTTTCCTCCACCATCGTCCCCAACACCATCGTCATCATCACGGCGGACGCCGGAGGCGGTGAAAAAGAGGTCGCCCGCGGATATGTCACGGAATGGGGCCCCACCCGCAGCAGCGGGGGAAAGAGCCTCACCCTGGCGGCATACGACGAACTTTTCAACCTTCAGCAATCCCAGGACGACCGATATTTGCCCGCGGGGACGGGCACAAAGTCGGCCATTACGGCCGTTTTCAATGACTGGGGCATCCCGGTCGGAGAGTACAAGGGCCCCGACGCCGTCCACGCAAAGACCCTTTTCAAGGCGCAGTATTTAAGCGACATCATCCTGGCGCTGTTGGATGATGCGGAGAAACACGGGTCGGACCATTACGTCATCGGAGCGGAGGCCGGAAAGGCGTTTGTCCGTCCCCTCGGGGACAACAAGGACATTTACCACCTTTCGGAGGACACCAACACAACCACCACCTCCGACAAGATCAGCACGGCGTCCCTGGTCACGCGGGTCAAGGTCATGGGGCTGGAAAACAAGGACGGCAAGGCGGCCCCGGAGGCCATCGTGGACGGCCTGACCGAGTACGGCATCCGGCAGCGCATCTACAACCGCAGCGCCGACGACACCCTGGACACCGCCAAGGCGGCCGCCCAGGCCATCATCGACGACCAGGGCAAGCCGGATCGGTCCTCGACCGTCGTGGCGCCCGACGTCCCATTTTTGCACAAGGGCGACAAGGTACACCTGGCCTCGGAGACACTCGACGGGTATTTCATCGTCCGCAGCGTCAACCACGACGTCACCAACAGGTCGATGACCCTGTCGGTCAGGCCGGCGGCGTAACAGAGAGGAGGAACACATGGACGGAGAAGCCAACCTCGGCCTTAACAAACTGGCCCAGGTCATGCAGGAGCGCATGAACAGAAACCAAGACGCCAACAACGGCGCCCTGATTTTGGATTTTGGGACGATCCAGCCGGACATGAGCCTGAAAACCAACACCTTCGCCATCCCCATCCCACAGTCGGATTATCACGTGTGCCGGCAGCTCACCCTCGGCCCCACCCACAACATCCTGGCCAAGACGCAGGACATCGGCAAGCCGCACAGCGGCTCCCACATCCACAACACGCACAGCCTCACCTGCACCCACCACGGCGGGACGCAGCAGGGCACCACGGGAGAGGCCACCGGCGCAGCGCCGGACCCCCCTATCCCATCCCAGCGGACGGCGGGGGGCGACAGCTCGGACGGGATGCACCAGCACCATGTCCTGATCCCGGAGAAAATGCGGCAGATCAAGCCGGGCGACCGGGTTCTCGTTGCGTGGGTACAGAGTGAGGCCGTAATCATTGACATCGTGCTTCCGGGCACAGCGGTCAAGGGGTGACGGCATGGCGGAGAAACAGCTTTTCCCCGTGTTTGACGTGCCGGAGATCGGGGGCACGGCTAAGCCGGAACGGGAGCATTACCGCCCCTCGGTTTATTTCGATTTCGCAATCGGGGACTTCAAGAGAGACGGCGCGAACCGCATGGTCGGGGCCACAGGCAAAGAGGCATATATGCAATGGTGCATGAAGGTCACGGCCACCGAGCGCGACGCCTTCCTGGCCTACAGTACAAGGATCGGGACAGAAATGGAGTATGCAGCGGCCCAGCCGGACCACGCAAGCGTGGAGGCGTCGGTCGAGCGCACCGTCACCGAGGCGCTCATGGTCAACCCCAAAACCGAGTACGTCCGGGGATTTTCTTTTTCATGGGAGGGCACGACCCTCCACGCCACATATCGGGTCAAGGGGCGCGACATGGACGAAATCGTCCTGTCCCTGCTTGTAAACACAGCATGAAGGGGGTGAAAAAATGGCAGCAGAGCGCCCTGTTTTCACATTACCGGCCTGGCATAGACAGGAGACCGCGGAGCAAATCCAGGCGCGCATGATGACACGGCTCCCGCCGGACATCGACAACATCGAGGGCGGCTTCCCGTATGACTTCACAATGCCGACGGCGTTGGAGGAGGACGAACTCATGAATTTCGTCCTCATCGAGACGTTGAAAATCATGTTTCCAGCGTGGGCATACGGCAAATATCTGGATTACCACGCCGCGGCGGTCGGCCTGACCCGCCGGCCGGCGAATCATGCCGGGGGGTATGTGACAATCACGGGCGTCCCCGGCACAGAAATCCCGGTCGGGACGGTTTTCTGCGTCCCGGCGGTCAATGACGTCCCCGCCATTGAGTACGCGACCATCACGGACGCCGTCATCGGCGAAGCGGCGGAGGGCGACGAATACGGCACGGTCGACATTGGCGTGACGGCCATGGTGGGCGGTATGTCTGGGAACGTCTCCGCGGACACCATCGTCATCATGGCGTCGCCGTTCAAGGGCGTCGTCAGCGTCACCAACCAGGCGGCCATCACCGGCGGCACCGTGGAGGAGAGCGACGATGAACTCTATGAGCGGATCGTCTTTGCAGAACAGTCCCCGGAGAGTTTCGTCGGAAACGACGCGGATTATATCCGCTGGGCCAAAGAGGTCAACGGCGTCGGGACGGTTTTGGTCGACACGCAATATGAAGTCGAGCACCCTAACTGGGTCAAGTTAATCATCCTGGACGCCAACGGGCAGCCGGCCAACGACCAAATCCTGGCGGCCGTGTA